AACACCTACACCGAGGAAAACGAATGGTCGGTTGACGTGACCCCGAACGCAGAGGGACGCGCCATCATCAAGAAGGCCGGTATCACCGATAAGCTTCGGGACCCGAAGGACAACGACTCGCGGAAGGAAACTTTCCTGTCGTTCCGCCAGAAGGAACTCCGCAAGGACAAGAGCGGCAACATGGTTGCCAATCAGCCGATCAAGGTGGTCGACGCCGGTGGCAACAAGTGGGACGAAACCAAGATGATTGGTAACGGAACCATCGCCGACGTCAAGTTCACCGTGAAGGATAACGGGAAGGGACGCCCGAAGGGTGTCTACATTCAGGCCATTCGTGTCCTGCAGCACGTCCCGTATGAAGTGCAGGAGTTCGCTCCGCTGTCCAGTGATGACGAATACTTCGCTGGATCGGAAGGCTCTCCCGCCGAGGAAAGTCGTGACCGAGGGTCACTCGAAGTCGACACCAATGGTGAGGCCGGTAATCCGGACGACCTCGATGACGACATTCCTTTCTAAGTCGTGACGTAAGTCACTCAAGAGGTAGACCGGGCTCGCCTTACGCTACGTGAAACTCGTAGTTGGTATACCCGGCTGATCTGTGGGACGGCGGCAGCCATAGTAAGAATGACAAAACCCCGCCACATTCCAGGTTGGTGTAGTGAGTGGTTACTGTAGCTACATCGCTGACGACGCGTAGTTCGTGCTAGTAACAGAGGTGAGGCCGGTAATCCGGATGACCTCGACGACGATATTCCTTTCTAAGGAATGAAGGTAGACCGGGTGAAGACGGAAACGCAAGTGTAGGGTAGATCAGTTCGCCAAACACGGTAACAGAAACGATTCCCGGCTGATCTGTGGAGGGTTTATCCCGGGGTTAGCCACAGTGAGAATGACAATCCACCCCACCATAGTCAGGAGAATACGATGCGTAAGATTCTCGATTGGTTCAAGCGACAGCTTGACTTCATTACCATTGAACCGTTTTATCTCGAACCGAAGGATTTTGGTATGGCAAAGATTGAAGCCCGTGGCGACAAGTTCATCCTGCTCAACAAGGGCAATCAGATTGTCGGCACTTACAGCCGTGAGCGTGACGCTCGTCGTGGTGCCCAGCGTCGGGGTCTTACCCTTGCCTGAACTCGACATGAGCATCAACCGCTTGTGCGGTCTAATCCATGAAGACAACGTCAAGGCCGGTTGGTGGGAAGACGGTTTCGGTAAGCTAAACATAGCAACGAAGCTCGCTCTAGTTCATTCGGAAGTTTCGGAAGCCCTTGAGGGTGTTCGTAAGGACCTGATGGACGAAAAGCTCCCCCACCGGCCCGCTGTCGAGGTCGAATTGGCCGACACTTGCATCCGTATCTTCGATCTGTGTGGTGCCCTTGGGCTTGACCTAGAGGGCGCTATCTTTGAGAAGATGGCCTACAACGCCGAGCGCAACGACCATAAACCGGAAGTTCGCGCCGGAGAGAACGGGAAGAAGTTCTAATGGACCCGAAGACCCTCCCAGAAGATATCTTCAAACTCCTAGACTCGGAAACCGACCATGAAGTGTCGGAAGAAAACGTCCAGTGGGCGGGAGAGGTCTTCAAGGACATTCTCCGTTCTCGTTTCCGTAAGCGGGAGCCCCGTCGTGGCGAGAAGGCAATCGTCTTCTCGTCCCTCGGGAAGCCTGATCGCCAGACGTGGTATGCGGCGAATATGCCGGAACACGCCGAGAAGATGACGGGCAAGCAGAATTTCAAGTTCCTCTACGGGGACGCCATCGAAGTCCTTCTGCTGTTCCTTGCTAAAGAGTCCGGCCATGAAGTCACACACCTTCAACACCGGGTTGAAATGGATGGGATCGGGGGTTACACCGATGCCGTCATTGACGGAGTCCCCGTCGATTGTAAGTCGGCTTCGCCTTACGCTTACACGAAGTTCGAGGACGGGTCCTTCGTCTTTGATGATCCTTTCGGTTACGTCAAACAGCTTAGTGGTTACGCCCACGCGCTTGAGAACACTAACCGAGCGGGCTTCTTGGTCGCGGATAAGGTAAACGGTAACATCTGTTTCGCCGAACTCGACAAGCTTTCTCTGGAAGCGAACCCTCCGCAACCACGTATTGCTGAACTACGTGAAGTCGTTAACTCGCCCACTCCACCGCCCCGGTGCTATGATCTAGTGCCTGACGGTAAGAGCGGGAACATGAAGCTACCTGTCGGTTGTAGTTACTGTGCCTTCAAGGACAAGTGCTACGAAGACGCCAACGACGGCAAGGGTCTGCGAATGTTCTTCTACTCTCGTGGTCCGGTTTGGCTGGCGAAAGTAGCACGGGAGCCGAAGGTATCTGAAACATGAAAGAAGAGCCCTCTCTGTGTTTGATATGTTCTTCCCCTTTTAAGAAGAAAACAAAAACACACGTCTATTGCTCGGCAATATGCCGAGACAAGGCTAAATACAAAAACCCAGATTTCAAACAAATTCGGCGAGAAAGGCATCAGTCGTGGTCCTCAAGAAATACTGATTCTCGGAGAGATTACCATTACAGAACACGATTTGGTATTACCCTTGCTGAATACGAAGAAATGTTCGTGGCTCAAGGTAAGGTCTGTGCAGTCTGCGGTAAGGAAAAACGTGACTCACAGAAAGCTTTTGCTGTAGACCATGACCATGTAACGGGTGAAATTTTTGGAATTTTATGCACCCCATGTAATCATAGGTTGATCGGAGAGACGAGGGACCCCGTCCTATTCGAGAAAGCTGCCGCGTATCTTCGTAAGGGCACCGGACGCTATGTCCCGGAGAAATTCAAGAAACCAAAGAGAAAAAGGAAACGACGTGTCAGAAAACAATGAAGTAATGGAGCCCTACACGCCCCCGGCGGACTACATCGACCAAGACTACAACGGGCTCTGGTTCGTCCTAAACCACGACGGTTTTCCGATTTCACCAGCGTTCAAGCACAGAGAGGAAGCAGTAGCATGGAAGAACCAGTTGATCTGACGGACGACCTCGATTACGAGGAAGACGTCCTTCCGGCTGACGCTTACATGGAGAGTGTTGGGTTCGACGTCACAGGGGTTCAGTTCCGCTTCGTCGGAGACGTCTTTGTCGTCGATATCAGCAAGGCTGCATGGGAGAACACCCTTGGTGTCGCCGTGAAGCTAGATCAGGAGGCGATTGATGCTGTGAAAGCCGCTATCGCTGCCCTTGCACAAGCGGTTGACAACCGAGAAGGAAGAGTCCATTGAAGCCCAAAATACTTGTAGTGGACATTGAGACTAGCCCTGCGCTAGCTTATGTCTGGCGACTATTCAAAGAGAATATCTCTTTGGATCAGTTGCTTGTCCCGTCTGCCCCTATCTGTTTCGCTGCGAAGTTCGTAGGTGAAAAGGAAATCCACTTCTACTCGGAGTGGGAACATGGTCGGCAAGCAATGATTGAGGCCGCTCATAAGCTGCTGTCGGAAGCCGATGCGGTGGTAGGTTACAACCAAGACAAGTTCGACCTTCCGAAACTCCGTGGCGAGTTTCTGCTGGCAGGACTTCCGCCGCCGCCTCCCCTGACTTCCATCGACCTCTACAAGTCGGTGCGTAAGTTTGGCTTCCAGTCGAATCGTCTCGCTTACATCGGACCGTTCCTTGATGTTGGTCGTAAGATCAAGCACGAGGGCTTCCAGTTGTGGGCTGACGTCGAGGCTGGTGTGCCGAAGGCGCAAGACAAGATGCGTCGATATTGTATCGGCGACGTCAAGCTGACTGAACGTCTCTACAAGAAAATCCGCGCTTACATTCCCAACCACCCTCATCTGGGTGACACCGGCAGTTCCCAGTGTGGTGCTTGTCAGAGTCATAAAGTCCAGAGTCGGGGATACCGCCGCACTAAGGCGTTCCGTATTCAGCGACTTCACTGTCAGGAATGCGGTTCGTGGCAGGACGGTAAGCGCCACAAAGTATAACACAGGACGTCTAACGCGACTACAGGAGAGCGATATGCCGTATATTACCCAAGACCTTCGTGATGATATCGACAGCGGAGCCATCCCCCAGACGGCGGGTGAACTCAACTACCTTTTGACCGTGACGGCCTTGGAGTATCTCCGGGAGAAGGGTGAAAGCTACGCAGCCTATAACGACGTCCTCGGGGCGTTGGAAGGGTGTAAGCTTGAGCTTTACCGGCGGCGTGTCGCCCCCTACGAAGACTTCAAACTGGAGCTTAATGGTGATGTTGAGTAAGGAAGTCAAGACAAGGATTGCAGATTATTTCGAGGCTGCTGACCTCGTCGACTTTCTGCAGTTGAAAGTAGAAGACGTCATCGACGCCTTCGAGGATGATATCGAAGAGTCGCTAGATGACATTGAAGACATGATGGGAGTTCGACGTGACCGATAATTACCATCTACCCGCAGGTGAAACCACAACCGACGATCCCAGTTTGATTGGCACTGGTGCTGTCAAGTATGACGCCGGTAAAGTCGGTGTATTCCAAGGGTTGATTAACTACTTCCCCCGGGCTCTGTGGGGTGTAGCAGAAATCTCGACCTTTGGTGCCCAGAAGTATGCTTGGAATGGATGGGCTGACGTCGCTGACGGTTACAACCGTTATCAGGACGCCAAGTTCCGCCATGCACTCAAGCAGGCTATGGGTGAGGAAATCGACCCCGACTCGCAGAAGTATCATATTCTGCATGAGGCATGGGGGGCTCTTGCCGCTGCAGAGCTTTATCTTCGTGAACAGGAGAGAGTTGCCTCCGGCAACGAGGAGAAGAAGAATGCCGCGTAAGAGCGTTTACATCGCCGGTCCTATGTCAGGCTACAAGGACTTTAACTTCCCGGCGTTCTTCGCCGCTGCCGATAAACTTCGTGCAGAAGGCTGGATTGTCTACAACCCGGCCAACAAGGAAGACGAAGCCCTGGTCGGTGAAGAAGCCATGAAGACGGGCGACCACATGGAAGCCCAGAAGGCTGGCTTCAACTTCCGTGATGCATACCGGTGGGACATTGAATGTGTCATCAAGTCGGATGCAATCTTCATGCTCCCAGGTTGGGAAGCCAGCCCCGGTGCCCGTGGTGAACACGCGGTCGCAGTAGCGATGCAGCGGCACTACCCAGACTACGAGATTATTTACGCATGAATGAACATCGCCATACACTTCTCTATGTCGATAAGCAGTCGCAGTTGATCTATGACACCCAGCTTTTCGACGATTACGCTCTTGTCCGTCCTGCCTCGCCCGCGCTGTATCAGTTCATTGAGAAGATTTCGCTCTCGGAATTCGCCAGTAGGTTTGAAGAATTCTGTGGCAATGCTGATGAAGTCCGGGCGTTCGCTGCTATCGGTAAGCCGGTGACTTTCACTGTGGAGACTCGAAATTGAACTCGACTGCCCTGCCCTCAATTTACGAGGAATTCATCCACAAGTCCCGCTACGCTCGTTGGCGCGAGGAAGACAATCGCCGAGAGTCGTGGGATGAAACCGTAGCTCGACTTATCGAATACTACACCATTCAGTCTAAGCTGCCAGATACAGCGGAAACTACGGCGGTGATGGGTCGTCTCCACTCCGCTATCCTGAATCTGGAAGTGATGCCCAGTATGCGGGCGATGATGACTGCTGGCCCTGCTCTGGACCGGTGTAACGTCGCCGCGTATAACTGCGCTTACCTTCCTGTCGACAGTCTGCGTTCGTTCGATGAGGCCATGTATATCCTCATGTGCGGCACCGGTGTCGGCTTCTCTGTGGAGAACAAATATGTTGAACAACTCCCCCGCATCGCCGAAGAGTTTACCGAAAGTGCTAGCGTCATACGGGTTGGCGATAGTAAAGAAGGGTGGGCACGAGCCCTCCGAGAACTCATCGCGCTACTCGCTGCTGGTCAGCTTCCCAACTGGGACACCAGCGGAGTTCGTCCTGCCGGAGCGCGACTTCGGACCTTTGGTGGACGCGCTAGCGGACCGGAACCTCTGGTTGACCTTTTTGAATTCGCTACTCGCCTCTTTCGAGGCGCAGCGGGACGCCGACTCACAAGCATCGAAGCCCACGACCTGATGTGCAAGATCGCGGACGTCGTCGTAGTAGGCGGTGTCCGTCGGTCAGCCATGATTTCGCTGTTCGATGTAACTGATGACCGTATGTCGGTCGCCAAGTCGGGTGTCTGGTGGGACGACGCCGAGGTTAAGCGGCATGGGTATCGAGCCCTTGCTAATAACTCCGCAGTCTACACCCATCGTCGTCCTGACATGGGCTTCTTCATGAAGAAGTGGAAAGAACTCCATGACTCACACTCCGGAGAACCCGGCATCTTCTCTCGCTACGCTTGCGAGCGAATTGCTGCCCGAAATGGACGCCGTGACGTCTCACATGACTTCGGCACGAACCCTTGTTCAGAGATTATCCTCCGCCCGTTCGAGTTCTGCAATCTCACAGAAGTTATTGTCCGATCTACGGATGGACCTGCGGACCTTAAACGAAAGGTTGCGCTTGCTACAATCTTGGGCACCATCCAATCTACGCTGACCAACTTCAAGTATCTGCGTAAGATTTGGCAGAAGAATTGTGAAGAAGAGCGCCTTCTGGGTGTGTCTCTGACCGGTATTCTAGATAATCCAGAGGTAATCAATGCAAAGCTTCTTGCTGAACTTCGTGAAGTGGCTGTTGACACAAACAAGGAATGGGCCGAACGACTCGGGATTGTTCCTTCTGCGGCAATTACTTGTGTCAAACCTTCTGGCACTGTCAGTCAGTTGGTTGATGCTGCTAGCGGCCTTCATCCTCGGCACAGCCAGTATTATCTTCGCACTGTTCGGGCTGACAATAAAGACCCTCTTACTGCTTATCTTAAAGATGCAGGAGTCTATTGTGAGCCTGACGTCACGAAGCCGAACAACACTACGGTCTTTTACTTCCCGCGTAAAAGCCCGGACACTTCGGCTACTCGGGAAGAAATAACGGCAATCGACCAACTCGAAATCTGGAAGTCGCTCCAAGAACATTGGTGCGAACACAAGCCGTCGGCGACTATCTACGTCAAGGACGACGAATGGATGAAGGTTGGTGCATGGGTGTATGAGAACTTCGACTTCCTGTCAGGTGTGTCGTTCCTCCCGCATGACGGCGGGACGTATCGTCAAGCTCCTTATCAGGAACTCACGAAGGAAGAATACGAAGCATGGATTGCGGAGCATCCGATGCCAGTTCTTGACTGGGATGATCTGCGGTTCTACGAAACCGAAGACAACACCACAGGCTCACAGGAACTTGCCTGCACAGGATCGAGTTGTGAAATTGTAGATATCGGAGGAAGCGATGATCGCAGCGATTCGTGATTTCGTCTCCGTCAATCTGACTAAAATCCTTGCGGGGGCACTAGCCGTGTCCCTGCTTGGAAACGTCGGGCTGGGTATTGCCACCAACCACTACGCGGGTAAGGCGGCATCCTGCAAGACCTCGGTAGTTGCCGTGAACAAGGCAGCCGAAGAGAAGAAGCAGATTGTCGAGAAGCGACAGGAGAAGAACATTGTCAAAACTCAAGACCGCGCTAGGAAGCGCATCGAAGATGCTAACACTCGCATCGCTAACGCTACTCGCAGCCTGCGGAGTTCGAGCGGGCAGTCCCATCGGCCCTCGTCTGGCACCGGCCCCGGCAGTCCTGCAGGAGAAGGTGGAACGCCCGTCGTTCTTCCCAGCGGAACCGTCCTCGTCGACGCCGACACCTACTCCAACGACCAGCGAATCTGCGTAACCAATACCATCAAGGCCGAAGAGTGGCAAATCTTCTACGGCCAGCAGGTAGAAATCTGGGAGGAAGAGAATGTCGGTAGCCCTAACCCCTAAGGCTGTAGCCTATCTCGGCACAGAGGAAGGTATGGTCCGTGAAGCCTACAAGGATACGAAGGGTATCTGGACGTGGGCACTAGGAGTCACTGATGCGTCTGGTCATCTGGTTGGAAGGTATAAGGACAACCCTGCGCCTCTGGATCAGTGTCTCGCCGTCTCGGTCTGGCTCATCAAGGAACGATACCTTCCTGCCGTCGAACGCGCCTTCAAGGCCGACCTCGACGAAGCCCAGACTGCGGCTGCTCTCTCGTTCCATTGGAACACCGGAGCAATCGAACGAGCCCAATGGGTGAAGGACTTCAACGCAGGCAAGCGTGACGCCGCTTATGAGAACATCATGCAGTGGTCGTCGAAGGGCCTACTCACTGAACGCCGCAAGCGCGAACGTCGACTGTTCTTCAACGGACAGTGGCCGGGCGATCTTCGAGTAAACATCTACCCGGTCAATCACGAGAACTACCATCCGGTTATCTCGAAGGCCGAACGAGTCGACCTACTCCCTGATCTGAAAAAGGTCATGCACGGTTGATCCGAGACTGACGTCTCGTCAGGACAAAAGAAAACCCCCGGTAGCATTACGCCGCCGGGGGTATCTTTTTATCTAGTGACCATAGGTCACGTCAGTAGCCGTATAACGGCATCAACCAGTGTCAGTGTCCACGCCTTTCGCCTTACCCCATTCGCGGATTGCGATAATCGGGGACCAAGAGGCTAGTAGCGCAGCGAACTCTGCGAGATTCACCGTCTCCATCTTCCACAGAGGGATAACGACGGTGTTAACGAGTGTGCCTGTGCCGAGCACGATATACGTCATAGGACGCCACCATTTCCGGACCAAGCATAGAGCCGCTTCCTGCGTGGACAGGATAGCGGTTTTTATTTTGACCTTGAGGGACATTACACCCCCTTCCAACGGCGTTATACGCCTTTCCACCAATCAAAGAACGACAGGATCGCTCCGATGATCCCCGTGCCTGCGAGAGCAGAGGCCAACCAGAAGGCCCCTACTCCCTTGTTACGCAGACCTAGAAGATCGTCTAGTTTTCCATCCATGTTTTCTTGGCGTTTCTCCGTATCTGCCATGTACAAAGTCATAGTAGCTTGGAGGTTAGCCAATTGAACTTCAAGCGCCGTGATACGCTCGGCTTCCGAACGCTGCAACTAAACCTCCTTACTGCTTGGGAAACAACAGATCGCGGGCATTCGCCTTCTGATCCTTCACGACTTCTTTGACCATCTTCATCTTGTCTTCCTCGGATGCCTGTTGGTATTCCGGAGAAGCAAAGACTTGCTTGAGGTCTTCACGAACGTAAGCACCGGCGTAATACTGGTAGTTGTAGAACTGCTCGTCCGTCATCTGGAAGTCCTTGACGTCCTTCTTAGAAACGGGTTTGTAAAGTTCCTTACCAGTAGTAGATTCGATGCGGGACAGTTCATCCACTACAGGTTTATTCACAGGGTCGCCTGTGAAGAACCCACCGGGCATCCGCCCGCCCTGCTTGTCGTTCTGTTGACCAAGACGGTCGAACGCAGGAGCGTTGTTGTAAGCGGAAACACCGATACCGAAGAACGACGGAATAGCCTTCTTCAAGCCTTCCGGGCCTTCATCTGCCATGACGTCTCGGACGTCCTGCAGGAACAGCGGAATGAACAAGTCCCTTGCCTGCGGACCAGCCTCGAACTCCTTCCCGGTCGGGTCTTTTCCGCGAAGGTAAGACGCGGTGTAACCAGCGATAGGACTGGCCTTACCGGTAGCAAACCTGCCGAGGATATCAAGCCGAGTCGGAGCGCCGAAGCCTTTCCCTAGTTCATCGACCTCACCCTTGCTGTTCTTCTGCTGGTTAGTAGCCAAGCGGGCGAACAGAGTGATATACTGGCCGAAACCACCAAGGACGTCATACCGGGTATCACCGTCTCGGATTTTACCGAAGTCAGTGCTACGCGGGTCAGCCTCTACATTCAACCCGCCTGCTGCCGCCAAAGTGAGGCCCGACACCGACAAAGCCGATGTAGCCATCAATTGCTTGATCGCTTCCTTACGGACAAACGGGTCAAGTGTGGCGTAGTAAACAGGATTGAGCAGAGACAGACGCGACGAGATAAGACGCGGAGAGAAGAACAGGCCATTCAGGAACGGACCAGCCTGCGAGAACTTCCCGAGGCTACCGCGACCGGTGGCGTTGTTGATGAAACCTGAGAGGTCCTTGAGGAAGTTAGGATTGTCGATATCATGCCCGGCAGCCTTCGCCTTAGCAGCGAGGTCGTCGAACACGTCAGCACGAACCTTGTTCAAGAAACCGGTGAACCCACGTTCCGATCCACGAACTATCTTCCCTACGCCGGGAATCTTCTCTGCGTAGTTGCTGATGAAGGCTTCTTCACGAGCATGGATATCGCCGGACAGGTCGCTGAACGAAAGTCCAGACGATTCCATCCGTCCGTAGTTAGGACGAAGGCGGATTTCCTTCATCACGTCTTCAAAGGTATTCTCTGAAAATGCCTGCCGGAACATACCCGGAATGGCCTTCCAGAATTCCTTCTTAGTCGATAAGAACCAAGCCTGACGGAACGGAGCCGAAAGGTCGAAAGACGACATAAGCGAACGCGGGAGGTTCAGGGTGTTACCGATGATATCACCGATCTTACCCTTAGTCGAGCGATGCTTCATCGCAGCCTTCACGAAATCCTTCGGGAAGACACGACCTAGCAGAGAAATCTCGTTAGCTGAAATCGGAAGGCCGTCGAGCAGCTTGTAAAGACCGACACGGGCGCGGATGCTTTCGCCCCACGACAGCGTAGGATTCTTCTTCACTGCATCAAACAGACCGTCGATTTCCTCTTGCGAGAAGTCCTGCCGAACAGGCTCACGCACAACCTTCGGGAATTCACCCTTCAACTGTGCCATTTCAGCGGCCAGACCGGCTTCACCACTAGTGGCGTGACGAGCCTTGCCAACTGCCTGAAACCGCTCTTTACGGGTCTGGGTGTTTAGTGCCTTCTGTTCGTCGGTAGCCTTGCCCGCCTTCTTGAGCGATTCAGTCAGACGGCTGATCGTTTCTTCCGTCACCGGAGGATCGGGTTCGGCGTGATCTAGGACAGGAGCTTCTTCGACATGGGTGGCTTTCGCAGCATTTTCTTCTGCTACGGCTCTGGCTGCATCCCTGTAAGGACCCGCCATTCCCTTGTTCTGCTCAACGATCTTGTCGACGTAACTAGGGTCTTCGGCGCGCAACTGTTCTTTTGCCGATTCAAAAGCCTTACGCTCTGCGTCATCGACTTCTTTCTCCCACTGTTTGTATTCAGGAGAGTTAGTATCCTCTAGAAAACGTCGTTCATCCTTAAACGCCAATTCGACATATTCATCTTCATGCCGAATCGCCTTTTCTTCAAGCGTTTCCTTTAAGTTGTCGTTCTGTGGAGAGGCTTTCTGATACCGATACTCCTCCAACCTCATCAGATCGTCTAGGACTTTACCTACATCAAGACCTTGAGAGTCAGCTTCATCCAAGTAATCTATAGCATCCTGAATGTCTTTCATAGACGCGGTTTCAGGATTATCCAGAATAGTCTGGATACTCTGCATTCTCTTGTCGTGCAGAGAGGAGATATTCGGATCGCTAATAGTTCTAGGAGTATCCGTTCCGAACTCTTCGTCGAACTTAGCAGCAAGTTCCGGATCAAGATTCTCCGGTGCTCCTACTGACTTCGTCGGATCAACCGGCTGTCCTTCTGCGAGGTTGTCCAAGCTTTCGGAAGTCTTGCTACGAAAACGAACGAAGTCAGCCGTAGGGGAGTCGTCGATCCACGATCCGTCAGGACGCTGACCTATAACCTGACCGTCATCGTAGACGCGTCCTTCGTGAAGGACGTTTCCTTCGGCGTCTACCGCACGATACTCCCGGAATCCTTTACCGTCCCAATCAGCGTCAGGATGGGGAGATACCTCAACCGACTCACCGTTAGGTCCGATTGCTTCGGACGGTTTGAGTTCGAGAGTTGACTTATCGCCAGAGCCAGTGGCTCCCGGTGCTTCCTCACCTGTCCACTTGACCTTCTTCCACTTCCCACGGTTGTTGATATACCACTGCAGGGCAGTGCCGTTCTTCCCGAACACAGCCCGAGGATACTTCGCCTTGATATCATCAAGACTAGCACCGCCTCGAATCATATCTTCGATACCAGCCCGGTCTTCGACAGGGATGACATACTTCTCGGGAGCAGACGGGGCGTCAGGAGTGCCGACCTTCGTGTCTTCTCCGAACAGCCGGGCCTTCCCACGAGCAACAACCTTCCCGAGTCCTTCGAGAACAGCAGCGCCGCCCATACTGGAGAGGACATCCATACCTACTTGAGAGGGGTCGAAATCCTCTGCAACAGAGTCGTGAATGTCTGCCCCTTGCGAGGCCGCGTTAGTTACACCACCGATAACACCCTGACTGATAACTCGCTGTGCGGTATTCGATCCGGGACCGATAGCATTTTCAGGCCCGAAGCCACCAAGGATTTGACCAGCAAGATCGGGAATCCAGTCACCAGAATTGACTTGTTCGACAAACGACCTATCAGGTTTCCACGTCGGGTCAGCAGCGCGACGAGCGTCGGCTTCGGTCCGCATACGTTTCTGGGTGGCGGTGATAAGCTCCCACCGCTTCTTGTCCTGTTCCTCGGGAGAGAGGTTCGGGAACATTCGAGCGACTTCTTCTTTTCCGTAGCCGGAGTAGTAAAGCCCATTACGCGAGATAACGCCGACGGAGCCGCGCTGACCAGCCTCTATCCAACTATCGGCGTACCGATCACCCCAACCACGGCGTTCAGCCGGAGGGGTGGGCTGTTGTGGAGTAGGCTGACCAGCGGGCGGCTTGTAGTTCGGGAACGTCACATCGGTAATATTCCCGTTCTTGTCCCGTTGAACCTGTGCGCCGGTGTCTCGCACCGCGACATGGACATTACCTTGTTCGTCGGTGTAAGTCATCCGGCTAGGATCGTTGGGGTCAGCGACCCACTGGTTATTAGCCATGTTGTTTCCTTATCCTAGCTGACGCTAGTCTGCTTACTGGGCTTTGAATCCCGGAGGCGGCGGAGGAATGTTCGGAGCGGGGGCTCGACGACCGGTTCCTGAACGAGCAGGTGAAGGCGGAGCATTCGTCTTCCGCCAATCCCGGTATTCGATATCGCTCTGAACCTTCTTGCCGTAGGTCCTGGCGCGTTGACGAGAAGTCTCTGCGTTAGTGGCAGCAGTTCCTTCGGTCGTCCTGTTGTGACGGACGCGCTCTTGCTGCTCGGCATCAAACTGATCGGCTCGGGTGTTGCGATAGTCGATGTTAGCCTGATCTTTCGGCTCCATCGTCCCACGAACCCAAGCGTTAACGGCGTCCTTGTCGTAAGTTTCGGGCAGACCATCCAGTAGATGACCCATTCCCAGCGACTCCGCACGTTTACGAGCGTTAGCTAGCATCGGGCCGTAAGTCGCCTCATTGGCTGCACCGAACATACCACCCAAGCGGGTCGAGAATTGACCTTCTTGTGTGAAAGCATCGGCCTTAGCCTTCTGGGCCAGAGCCGCCCGTCGGTCAGAACTGTCGAGGTAATCTCCATAATACTTCTGACCAAGAGCTGCATCGACTCCACCAAGACGTTGGATTGCTCCGACAGGGTCTTGATCGAAACCAGCAAGAGCATCGCCGATCTTCTCCTGATGACGCTTACCACTGTAGATTGGATCGATACCCGAGTTCATCAGGAAGGCATCACCGAGAACGCCGAGGACGTCCCGGAAGGTGCCCTTCAAACCGAACATACCGGAATGCTGGGGAAGTTGCGGCTGCTGTGGGGCAGCCATCTGGGCCATTGGATTAGGACCACCGGCTCCGGCGACCGCCTCTACGACCCCTTGAGGAAGTAGACCAAACAGGCTCATTCTGCACCCCCTAGCTTGCTGTAGTCGACCGTCTGGTAGTCACCGACCGTCGGGCCAAGAGCCCACGGACGCTTATCGGCTACGTCAGTAGCCATGACACCGATCTGTCGATCATCCGGACTATCCCAGATGTAGTTGTAACTGTAAAGCGGCAGCCCGTCTTCGAGCAGGCCGATCTGGATTACGTTCTCTTTCAGCCGAGGATCGGAAGCGGCGATACCCGAAGCCAGACCGCCGACCAAACGACCAAGACCATTCTTCGACGAAGACTTCTCGGTCGACACCTTCCCGGAGTCCGCCAGAACACCGGCAGCACCCAGACCAAGCTGGCCCATGCCAGTGAGTTTCGAGAGATAGCTGTCGAGATACTGGTTAGCAAGACCTTGTCCAAACGAGACAAGCCCCTTGCCGGTTGCACCCGACCGAAGCAAACCACGGGCAGCCCCGCTACCTAGAACACCTTGGGTGCCCTGCTTGGCAGCGAAGTTATAGCCAGCGGCGTTCTTGAAGTTGTTGAAGCCCGACGTGTCGCCAGACAGCAGCGCCTTGATGGCGTTGAAGCTATCGCCAACACCGCTGACCGTCGGCATCAGGGCCGAGGAAAGCGCCGAGTTGTTGACGTTCGACGAAGTGCTGGACTGCTTAGAGCCACCAAAAAGACTGCCCATATTATCCGGTTCCTAAGTATTCGTGTTTAGACAGAATGAAGAGTTCGCAAGGACCTACGAGAGTCTGGACAACTCCGTGGGATTTGAACCCGCCCTGCCTAGCCATCCATCGAGCCCCGACGAGCTTGATGGGGGTAAGCCCCCGAATGACTTCCACCGGGAATTCGGTGAAGGCCACTCGGAGAGCTTCATGAAGATGAGCCTTAGCGGCTCGACCTCGTTTGATGTAGAACGTATGCCCAGTGTATACACCGGGGAGTTCATATTCCAGAAGGTTGTAATTCTCTCCGTCGTCGGTTAGAGCGATGTTTCGCTCGTCGGCCAGCCAAGACTCGGGGTCGAATCCGTGAAGCTCGTGAGCATACGGCTCGGTTGCTTCTCGCAAAAGACCGACATCAAAGCTGCGCTTTAGCATGGACAGAAGCTCATAAATCCTCGTCGGCGTCCGTGAGGTACCGAATAGGGCACCACGACTTCGAGTCCGATCGCGGTCGCCTCTGACGTTCCTTCGGGGTGGATAAGAAGTTCCAGACCCAACGTAGAGGCCCGGAGGCGCTGGACAACTTCAAGCAAGAGTTCTGCCGAGACGTTTGTGACCCGTCCCGCAGCTACGCCTGCAATGAGGGCTTCCAGCGCCTCGGTAGTTACGCGATACTCGTTAGCCATTTCGATGTCCTACGATTACGCGACCTTCAAACCTGCTTGGAGATTATCGACATCACTTTGCGTCCAAGCAGCGGCAGAGACGGGGTTAGTCGTCATCAACCGTCGGATATCGTCGTAAGCCGTTCCTAGTGCAGTAGCCGAACCATCGCTCTGTGTACCACCAGATTTGACAGGGAGATAAATGGATCGGGCCGAAACGTCAGTCTTCTTAGCGAAAGCGGTCAGTTGCACAGCGTCGATAGACGACGCCGTAACTGAAAGGTTACCGAAGTCATATAGATCGAGGTCGCCGGTCGTCGATCCTTGGACGTAGGTAGTGTCACCGTCAGCGGTAGTGTCATCCACCATCGCATAGTTGTCGGAACCTGTGCTAGCCGTCCAAGCCTTGCTGGCGGTATCCGCACTCGGTCGGAGGGTTTCAATACGGCGTTCACCTACCCTAGTCGTGCTGTCCGTTACGTAGAAGTCGTCGTGGTTAGAAATACCGTTACTACCGGAACCGTCTGGGCAACCGAATTCAACCTTATTGATGTAAGCGTTAGCTGCGTTCCGCGTGTCAATCCCCGAAAGAGTCAGAACACTCGTACCATCTACATAGACAGTCAATGAACCGGTCGTGTCGTCAATCGTTCCGTAGAGTTCGATGTAATGCCAGGTATCGGTTACAATGACACCTGCAGCCGAAGTACCTAGTGAAGTCGTGCTTCGATAAGCTCGGATAGAACCGTCACTGTGTAGTCGAAGAGCTAGGTGAAGAGTCGTGGTATCATACAAACCAATGAAATCGGTGTTAGAACCGAAGGCGAGTGAAGCCGCTGCCAAGTTCTCGTACTTGAAAGCGAACCCGATGCCAAATGAAGTGTAGTTAGACGGTAAGTTGACGTAGTGGGCGCAGCGGTTACCGGTGTTATTCCCTTGCCGCAAGCACTGCCCGCCGAGACGACCCGTAGACATAGATAGGTTGGTGGTCGTGCTACCGCTGTACGTCCAACGGGACAATAGGCCAGTATCCGTAGCGGTCGCGCTGGAATAGAGGTCGAAGCCATCAATTAGTACGATAGCCATCAGATACTCCCTAGGAAAGAAAACGAAGCGTCGGAGATCGAGTCTGTGCCCGACTGCGCTATTACTTGAATTTGATCCCCGACTGCGTATGACACCGTAGTACCGGTCGTGGTGAAGGTCGAAACACCTGCCGACGAGACGGAAATAGTTCCAACCGTAGTAAGGGTCCCCGCAGCCGTGAGCTTTTTCACAGTGAAGTTGAACGTCGAGGCAGGGGGAGTTCCTACCTTACCGACGGCTCCTGCGAACTCGTCAGGGAAGGTTACCGCGATAGGAAACGTATGAAGAAGCATCACTTCCGAAGCGGACGGAGCAGTAGTGAACCCGAAAGGAACGACGTAAGACAAAGCCCCGGTTCCGTTAGTCGCAGAAATGATACGACCTTTTACGTCCACTGTGATCGTAGGGGCTGTATAAGTCCCGGCAGAAACCCCAGTATCCGTCAGGCTCAACGTCAGGTCTGCCGAAAGGTCGCCGCCACCTTGGATACCATCCGTCGTGTTAATCAACCGGGTCTGCGGAACCTTAGAGGCAAGCTCGGCTTCAAGGTCCGTCAGGGCACCTCCTCGCGCTTTCAGATAGCGGAGGAAATACTGCGAGGGAGTCCCGTCTTGATTGGTGATCGCCTCACGCTGTTGGAGTTCTTGAAGCCGTAGTGCCATTACCGTTCATCCTGAACATCGAGCGAGTCGATGCGCTTAAGAGCGCCGCTATCGCTGATCTTGAAGAGTCGGCCCGGATAGCGGACACTCCCCAAAGAGCGCCAGTTCAACCGGGTCTGGTAGCTTTCGGCATCGACGGTCAGATCGCCACAATCAGTGTAGCTGTGGCCGCTGTCATCAGAAATAGACAGGTTAACCGTCCGAAGGTCGGTGTCATCAGATACCTGCTCTCCGATGCTACCCAAAAGAGTAACCCCAAAACAACGTTGAGCGTTGTATCCATGAGTCACCACCTGTCCAATCGCTACGCGATCAAAAGGCCGTGGGGTTTCTGCCCCTACAAGGGCGTCGTCGTCGGTATCACCGTCGGGATCAAGGAAATACAGCGAACCGTTTCCGTCGTCTCCTACGACGATGTTACTACCGTAGCCTGCCGAGATAGGGTCGGCCCCCAGCCAGTTAGTTCCGTTGTAGGCTCGCCATAGCGCCCCACTGCCGGAAGCGAATGTAGACCACTGGCTAGTCGTCATGTCGTAGACCAGCGTCTCGTCGTTACCCAGACGGAAGACTACGAAGTCATGTCCATCCAGCGTGTAAGTCCAAACCCGAAGGTTAGGGTCGGCGATTCGACCGGTGCAAGCTGCAAGGACGAACGCTTGGGACGTTGTAATGGTATTTGCAGATGCCACAGCGACCAATCCATGTGCTTGAGAAACTAGAACACCGTCTGCGGGCCAAATGGCAGCAGCCAGCGCAAACGCCTGTGACGCTAGGAGGTCTTGTGCGTTATACTGACTCGTCGCCAGAATGAACGTCTGGGAGACGTCAACTGTTGCTGCTGCTACCATCTGTTGCTCGCTTAAGTCGCTAAAGCGACGCCTTAGACTGTGCGATTGATCTTGAGCGTAGCCGCGTTAACGGCAATCGGGTCCCAGAGAGAACCAGTGTCAGGATCAAGTTCGGAAATGTCCCACCAGTATTTGTAACCAGTGGTGACTGCGTGAGTTCCGCCAAGGTCTTCTGCGGCGTTAGAGAGCATCGAAAGCTGCAAAGTGGCATCACCACCGTCAGACTTCTTAGCCCGAGCCATCATCTGCAGACCACGAACACCTACGATTTCAGGACCAAGGTCTTCCAAGGTCATGATTGAAGCCGCAGGCGGTGTGTCATCGGCGGTGATGTAGTCGGCGTCGTCCGGGGTAGTTTCATCCAGAAGAGCGTAGTCCGAGCTTCCGGTAGAACGGGTCCAGCCCGAAGAGACGTCACCATTCACCTTAAGCAAGAATACAGCCACCGGACTAAGGAAGGTGTTGTTGTTCGAGCCTGCGGCATCCCACAGGACGAAATCCTTCATGTAGTTCTGGGCGTTGGTGTTCGAGGTAAGGTTCTGCCGCGAAGACATACCTACTAGGTAAACATTCTGCAACGACGTCAACCCGGTGCCGGAAAGAACCGTTACACCTTCGATGCGGGCCTCGTAAGTCCCGACGTTGAGGTCGATGTAGAATTCGTAATGGAACCACGACCGAGGTGCCATTACCGGATTAGTCGTTGTGGCTATCAGTGTCCCGCTGTTGTAAAGACTCAAAGAACCGTTGGTTTCGATGATCCAGTCGTAAATCTTTGCATTGGACAGGTCCCGATAGCCCAACAGCGTGGGCCGAGTCCCCGAGCTTCCCGGCAGACTGTTCATGTAGAAACGAAAACCACACCCTACCTTGTCCGTCACCGACGGAAGAGACAAACGGGTGTCGGCGGTGTTGCTGTTGTTGTTCGTCGAAGTAACCCGAAGGACGTTACCCGAAGAGTTGGGGTCCGGGTCGGTTACGAGAGAGCCCGCAATGTTCGACCACGGAAGACCATCCAACATATTCGAGGTCGACGTCCCGTAGAACTGGAAGTTGTCCATGAATTGAATAGACATATCTTTTCCTTAGAAGGACGCGATCAGGGCTGCCTTTTGGATAGCCCGGCGAATCTTTTCCTCGATATCAGGAGTCGAGACTCGGTTCGACCCACCAGAGATAACCCAGACACCACCGTCTTCGTCGATAGTTACTAGACTATCCTTAACCTGAATGGCTGCGCCTTCCCACGACCCACGGTCGTATAGAACGCCCTTGAATCGCTCCATCGGAGCAGTCGCATCACCGGTCGTGATCCAAGGCTCGGTCGTGTTCTGACCCATCAGCCAGAACATTTCACCGAAGACTACTACTTGATTGATTCCGTCCGGCGACCGTTCAGCAGTAGCGAAGTCCGTCGGGTCGATCTTCGTCTCGCCCGGATTCACCCAGAAGAACTGACCCTTGAGGTCCGTAGTCTGAATAGGAACCACGATGACGTAGCTGTTGATCTGGGCAACCGAGATAGCTCCGACGTCACCCGGAACCTGAACCTGCCGAAGCTGTTCAGAACCGCCGCCAGCAAGGGTCGCTGCAGTCCAAGCGGCGTTAGCCGAAGTCTCGGATACTGCGATGGAGTTCCCGGCAGTTCCGTATTCGATGGCGTAGACGTAAAGGTCCGTGCTGGACGAAGACCCTGCAAACACTGTAGCGTGAGGATCGACGATATTCGTCGAGTAGTCCGTGCCTGCTACACCCGTGGCATTGATCGCGTTGTAGAGGTTGGTGATGGCGTCGCCATTGCTCAAACCTTTGTTGACGAGATACGGCGTCCCGGGCGTTCCATTCGGCGTTCCGGTGTCTACCGAGCCAGTGGTGAGTTTGTAGTAGACTCCGTCGATAACGAAGGTGTCGTTGTTGGCGAGAGTGCCAGTCACTTCCAAGTGGCCCATAGCCTGACCGTTGTCAGTGTAGACCCAGAGGATACCACCCTCGGCAATCCACAGAAAAGCCGGGGTTGTTCCGATAGGAGCGACAGCGCACATCGAAACTCCGCCAGTAAGTTGCGTCGAGATAGTCCCTTTGTCGGCGAAAACCCCGTCGTATCCACCGCGATACAACTTCAACCCTGACACTACGAAGAGGTCGTCGTCGAAAACACCGGGAGTAGAAAAGACCTTCCGGATATGGCCCGTCCCGACTTCCACAAACTTCTTGAGCCGGGGTCGAGCAATCAGCGATACCGGGCTGTCGTTCAGACGCGGGTTCTGTTCGGCAAAACGGTTCTTGAGAGTGATTACCGGCTCGGCTGCGACTTGACGCGCAGAGAGGCTCGGGAAGAAGGTGACGGAAGTTACCACCGTGGGATACCCCTATTGAATGAAGTCCCGCTACCGCCATTAGCCCATTGCTTTCGGCTAGGCAGTTTTAGCAGGCCGTCTTCGACGTCAACCGTCGTCGACTGTTTGTAACGAGCCCGAAACTTCTTTTCAAGCCGGGTCATTTCTACCTGCGACCCACCGTCGAATTCAGCACCCTGACGCGGCGAGAGCCGGAGAGCAAGCCGAGTGACCAAAAGGTCGTCGAACTCGGTGGGAAACGGACTGTTGCTGTCTACCGTCAGATCGGTAAGCCGAACCCATTCTCCGAGGTCGTCGCGGTAGAACCACTCCCGGCTCAAACCGTTTGTATCAAGAACGATGTTCGTAGCGTCTTCGATCAGACGTCCGTTACCGTAAACGAGAAGGTTGTGGGTAGCAAGGTTATTGCTGGCGTCCACTACCGAGAATCGTTCACCGTCACGAGGATTGGGTGAGAGGTTGACAGTAGTCTCTTCTTCGAGATTGCACTGCAACCGAGTGTTCGCCGGGACGTAGTAGTCCAGTAGGTCATCCATGTAGAGGTTGACACTGTTCGGCGTCTGGATATTTCCTTTACCGAGCGGAAGCACGGAAAGGGGGTCGCCCATTTCGTTACCGAAGAGCGAACTGACGACACGATTCAGCAGTCGGAGCGCCTCGGTCTGCTCTGCCGTAGTCGGCGAGCCACCAACAGCGATGAGGTTGCTCTCGCGGTAGGCGTCAGTGATGATCTGCGAGATAGTCGTCATTACTTACTCCAAAGAAAAAGGGGGAGCCCAGAGACTCCCAGACTCCCCCAAATTCAGTGACCCTAGGTCACGACGATCATTACGAGCCGTTGAGGCGGACGATGCGCCGACGCTCGCGGACGTTAGCAGTGAGGGCGACGTCAAACCGAACGCTGTGTGCGCCGGTGCCGAAATCGCTGTGCTGCCACATACGAACCGAAAGCGGGACCTTCGTCAGACCCATACGACGGGCAGTGCCGGTCGCGGGCAGGATAAGCTGCGCCGTATCCACGACAATCGCGTTCTTCTGGATGATCGCACGAGGACGATATGCAGTCGCGGCGGTGCCGATGAAAGTGATTGCAGCGTTATCAGCCGGGGCCGAGTCAACGGTCGCGTGAGCGGTGTTGACGTCGCTGGTGCCCTGAACGATCAGAGCCGGGAAGATGCGGAGAGCCGCAATCGCACCGGCCGTGGCGGTGTGATCGCCAACCACGCGGAACTGCTGCAGACGACCGGTGGTAACACCAGCACGGTTGTCCCAAGCATGCACGCCCGCGATAGTGAAGACTTCACCATCCTTGATCGTTTGCGAACCAGTCAGGCCGTCGATGGCAATGGTCTGGGTCATGAAGTAACCCGGAGCGGTCGAAGCCGCAACAGCCGAGTAGTTCACACTCTGCGCACCACCATTGATGAGAGCAGCACCCGAGGCCGCACGAGAGCCCATAGTGATCGCCGGAAGCTGCTGGGTGAACACGGTGGGAACACCGTAGATTTCACCTTCAAAGCCACGACGGAACGCACCGGTCGACAGACTGTCGGTGGCCGGATACGCCACGAGGGTTTCGGCAAGCGCCTGACGGTCGGCATACGACAGAACCATGCGGAGGTCGTTGTCGTCTACGCCTTCTTCCTTGAGACGGGTGTAAGCGGTAGCGACGTCGCCAAGATCAGCAACGTTATTACCGGCAGTCCCGACCCAGTTGTTCGACGCGAGAATCGCAGTCGACAGCACGTAAGCGTCGATCTTCTCGGCAAGCTGCTGCGCCACGGCCTTGAGGGCTTCGCTTTCGCGGGCCGAACCAATGTCGCGGACCTTCACGAAGTCGCCCCAGCCCATGCTGACGCCGAAGGTCTTGTTCACCTTGAAGATTTCCGAACCGAACACGCTGTCCTGAACACCAGCCGACAGGTCCTTGACACCATCGGTCGTTTCAGTCACAGTGTAACGGGGACCAACCTGCTCGATAACCTGCAGACCGTTTCGGTCGTCCATTTCGGCATCGTGCTGCTTCCAGCTAACGAGGTCGGAGGCAATCAGGTTATTCTGAAAGATGGTCGCAAACGTGTTAAGCACCAGCTTCTGCTGGGTGACAGTAACAGTAGCCATAGTTGATTTTAGTCCTTAGTCTACCGCCTCTGCCAATGTTCCTTTACTTTCCGTAGAACTTCTTGGCAAAGGCATCCAAGTCGTCGGTATCGTCAGCTACATCGAACCTACCGTTGGTTCCGCGAGCACGGTCCATCGGGGGTTCAGGAGCCTTCGTTACCTTGACTGCTGGCTCGGTCTTACGCGATTTGAACATCGAGTTCAGTTCGCCCAATCCGAGAGTTGCCTTGAGTGGGCCACCGGCGACAAGTGCCTTGGCTTCCTCGATGTGGTCCGAAAGGTAGTAAAGGACTTCTGGGCCGTGCTCCATCGACATAATCGTCTGGGCAAGGTATTGGCCGTAGCTCGGGTCCAGACCCTCAAAGGTCGATTCCAGAGCCATACCCTTTTCCTGAATGTCGGGAAGAGTTTGTTCAGCGACGGCAAGACGTTCCTGCCAACCTCGCTGGATTTCCTCAACAGCAGAGCGTTCCTGCTCCGCCTGACGTTCGGCAGCTTCTTGTGCCCGAAGGGCCTCACGCTCTTGCTGCAGCGTGAAACGAGTCAGGTCCCGGATGAAACCGGGGTCGAACTCGCCAAGCGGGTATTTGGCTTCACCGTCTGCATCGACGTCGTCCGGAGTCGGACCTGCCGGAGCTTCAACGGCTTCCTTAGTCTCTACTTCTTTCGGCTGACTACGTTCGGCAAGCTGCCGACGGAGGTCTTCTGCCTCGCGTTCAGCGGCCCGACGGGCTGCAGTCAGTTCATCAATCCGTTCCTGTGCAGTCTTCTTCTTCGGCTTCAACTTGAGTGCGTTCGACTCTTCCGGCTCGTCAGCGGGGATATCGACTTCCTCGTCGTCTTCGTCCGTAGTTTCTTCGATCTGTTCAGGTGCGAGGGGATCGTCCTCGGGGGTGCTTTCCTGCTTCGGTTCTTCCGTGGGCGTAGTCTCTGCTTCTAGCGAGGCAGCGAGTTCTTCGTCCGACATGACCGTGCCGAAATCGAGGTCTGCGGTGGTATTATCAACCATGTAGTTTTGCGGTCCTTCAACCGATTGCCTATTTATTGCGTGTGACCCCCGAGGCTAGGCTTTCCCCGGGGACACGAAGTCGCCTTACGACGACCGGAGTAAGTTTTTAGGACTCTTCCGAGCCCTCACCACTGCTGGCGTTCTGGGACTCAACTGCCTGCTCGGCCATATCACGTTGATGTTGGCGTTCGCTTTCGTCGAGAATGGCTTGGATCGCGTCCATTTCCATCTGATTTCCGTCAACCTGATGGTCAGAAAGCGCCCGGATACGCTGTGTTTCAGCGTTATACCGATCAATTTCAAGCTTCTCGTGCTTGTCCTTGAGTTCCTGTTGGAGCGTTTGGTTTTCCATTTCAAGCTGCTGCATACGCTGCATCGCCTGTTGGATTTCCTCCTGCGAGGGCATAACCTGCCCGCCTTCGGCCTGATCCTCTGGATCGAGGAACTGCGGAGGAATAGTCTTCTTGAGTCGTTCTGCCAGCTTGTCAGCCCCGGGCCAATCCTGTGCCTTGGCGACGATATCGCCAGCGACCTGAATGAGATTCGGCCAGACCTGAATAGCCTGCATCATTGCCTCGGCAGCCTCGGCCCGACGGGTCGTGTAGCTGGCACCAGTCGAGAGAGCTACGTCGTAGTTCCCAGTGGCGAGGTTCGGAGACGACATATCGTAAGGGTCGTTGATCTTGACGAGCTTAGGGGCTTCGTCTTCACCGATCAACCGGACGATACGAGTCCCGTCATAAATCTGCGGGATAAGCTGGTTGATGACGTCTCCGGCTTCGAGCAGCGACGCATTCCCGTTATCGTAGAAAGTAAGGGATGCGATATCCCCTTCCTTCTGCCGGGCGATGATCGCCTTGCCGGAGGTTTCATTACTCTTAATCCCAAGCGAAGCGTCATGGATGCCCGTGACGTCCTTCATATCTTGGGTGTTGATGTTGGCTTCGTTCAGCAGAGCCATCTGCATCTGCGGAGGCTCAACACGGATGACGTTTTGCCCGAAGACAGCCTCGTCGTTGAAGATCAACAGCGGGTCACGGGTGAGGTGAGCCTTGCGGATCAGGTCCTCACGACCTTCGACGGCACCTTCGGTAGCCATCCACTGTGCCTTCGGAGCGTAGCCAAGCTGTTCGGCAGCCACCGAACGCCAGAAGTTACGCAGACGGGCAGGGTCCTTGATGAACCGGACCAGACCATAGCGAACACGCTTACCGCCGACGTTAGTAACGCGGCCCGACATACGAATGATCGGGAGACGGTTAAGCTTGTATTCATAAGGACCGGCCAGAATCTTCCAACCAGTAGTCAGGTGCATCTGTGCGTAGAGGCACGGGGCGATGCGGGTCTTGAGGGGCGGACCGAGCTTTGCAACAAGCTCATCAGCCGTCTCACCCAGAACGTGAATCGAGCCGTCTCCGAAGAGGCCGAGCAGTCGGTCGCGTTCAATCATTCGCCAGTGTTCGACAACACGGACAGTCTTGTCATCGAGCCATCCCGACTGACGCATATCCCGCATATCCGAGCGGGGCATTTCAGCAGGGTTAGCATCCTTGAACTTGCGTTCAAACTCTTTCCGAGGAATCGCGTCTTCTACGAAGCAGTGACGAGCGTCACGGCCAGTAGGGTCGATTGACATACGATCCCAGACCACCGAGAAGGCATCGTCGATAGGACGAACGAATACGTCCTGATCGAAGACGTCGTCCCGGGCGTATTCCACGGCGATACGGAAGGCACCGTCGCCGCACGTGACTTGCGACTCGAATGCCGCATCGTAGACGCGGTCAGCCCGGGACTTATACTCGATGGAACGGATCAGGTCCCCGCGAACCGAGGCAATTTCGGTATCCCCGTTTTCGCCGGGTAGGACCTTGATCGCATTCCTCGACTGCCGCCAGTCACCCACAAGCTGTGCGGTGAACTGCGGAATCGTGTTAATAGTGAGACACGGAAGACCGTTGCGGTGTTCGAGGACCTGTGGGTCCCACTGCTCACCGGCAGCAAACTTCTTATCATCCAAGCCCTCACGACGGTTGTCTTCGTCAGCTAGAAGGTCGGATTCGTAATCTTCACGCAGGCACTTCAAATAGTCTTCGACGGTATCGTAGCCTTCGGGGACGTATCCCTTCTCCGGCTCGTCATCCATCTTATCAGACCCGTATTGAATGACGTCCAGACCACGGGCGTCTTCGTATTCTTCGGGAAGCCCGGTTGGTTCTTTTTCGTCCTTCATGTTTTCTCCTTCGTCGAAAGACGAATTATCCTGCCATCCAACCAGTCTCGACGTGTTCCAGTCCGGCGTGACCGTGGTAAGCCTTCTTCGGCTTGTCCGAAGTCGGTGTGGTGGTGGAACGTCGACGGGACGTGATTTTGTCAAAGATTTCGGTTAGCCCCCAGACGAGAGCGTCGACTCGGTCAGGCGACCCCATAGCAGGGGTGCGGAAGTTATCGACCGAGAATAGGCACATCTGGTCCTCAAGCTTGTCGAAGATTCCGACGTGGTGAACTCGCTTCTGTTCGTAGAGAGCAGACACAGGTTCGGCTCGGACAATCTTGCCGCGAGAGGCATGAACAAGCGTAACAGGGACCGAACGGTCTTGAGCTTTGAGAACTGCACTGACCATTTCTCCGCCTTGGTTCTTCTCGGCGACGATCTTGTCAGCCTCCCATTTCCGGTAGAGCATGACGGCTCGGCGAGCCCACTCTTCCGGAGAACCTTTTATTGAACCATCCTCAAGAACGTAGCCACGAGCATATCCGTCTTTGTCTCGGGCGAGGCCCACAACCACGATCCCAGTTTCGTCGCTACCTTCCTCTGAACTGGTTGCAGGATCGACTGCAACGATAACTCGTTCGAGGTCAACAGGCGCTTCCGATACTCGGCAGGCATCGAGAGTTTCTCGGTTCCAGAGGGCTCCGGGGATATCATCTAGAATCTCACCTTCAAGTTCCTGACGACCCAGTCGGGTCCCGGCATACTTGTCTTCAATCTCGCGGATGAAGCTAGCAGCCATGTTCTGTGCGTTATCGCGGGTCGCCCCACGAGTGACAGCAACCATCGGGTCCTTGAGCAGCTTCCGGATGAGGGGAAGCGGACGAGGCGTGGTAGTGACGATAGTGCGAGGATCACTGCCGAGACGCATACCGAATTGTAACTGGTCCCAAGTGTCCTGCATATAGCGCCACTTAGCCATTTCGTCGCACCAAGCACCGTCATGCTGCGGACCACGAAGCTGGTCAGGCTCGACTGCGTTATACAACCATGCCTGTGCCCCGTTAGGCCACTCGACGACACGCTTAGACGAAATATAGGTGGGCCTGAAATCCTTCGGGTGGACTGCCAGAAGCCCTGATTCACCAAGAACCATGACGTCTCGGGCGTCAGCACCGGTTTCAGCGACAAGAGCGATGCGTGAGCACTTGCCGGGGGCAAGAGGGGTCTTGCCACACACCCAATCTCGAATAGTCTCGGCACCCGTCCGAGTCTTGCCGAACCCACGTCCGGCTAGAATCAACCAAGTCGACCACGGACCACCGCCATTCCCGACTTCGGGTTGCAGTTGGTTAGGTCGGGCCCAGAAAGGCCAGTGGTATTTCAACTGTGCCCGGACGTCAGGGGAAAGACTATTCAGGAACTCTTCCTGCTCTTCGGGCGAGAGTTCCGCGAACCGTTGTGCAGGGGAGAGGTTTTCCATACAAACTTTCAGTTTGAGTGACCGTAGGTCAATCGCCTACTACTTTCAGGTCCGGCTTCTTACGCGAAGCGATATCCATGATCTTCCGAGTGAAGTCATTGGCTTCGGTTTCGATTTCCTGATACTTGATCGCCTCACCGTCCTTACCGGAGATTTCAGTCCGGTCGATGAACATACCGAGGTGACGAGCTAGGAGTTCGAGTGCCCGGAGCTTATCGCCGTCCCGGGTGCCTTCCTTGGTGATGATTGCCGTCACCTGTTGGATGACGTAATCTGGGTTCACAGACACGAGCTTAGCTTCCTTACTGCGAGTGAGGAAGTCGATGTAAGCGGCTACTCCCTTGTTCTTGAGAAGGTTGTGAGCCTGTCGGTCTGGATAGTTCGTGGAGTAGCCAGCACGGATCGCAGCAGCGGTTCCGTTGAAGTCTACGATGTATTCATGGCAGAACGCCCGCTGCCGAGGTGAAAGCGCAAGCTCAAGCTGGTCGATATCCCCCGAAGCGAGGGCATTCAGAACGGCTTGACTCTCCGGTCGGCTGGCATCATGCGGGTGCCGGGCCTTTCCGGTCGCCTTGCTGTTAGCCACGTTTCTTGTTCCTACTACGATTTGCGGATTCCGACGTCACCCGGAGGTTCTTAGCCGAATTATCCTTCGGGTTGTAGTTCTTGTGGTCGACGTCTTTCCCGTCTCCCTTACGAACGCGGCCTGCCTTCTCCATGATCCGGCGAGCCTTGTTGCGGGCGGAGCGTCGTTTGATCTGTTCAGGCTTGGAGTTATACTTCCGTTGGGCAGCCTGACGGCCTTTCGTGTTCGGAAGCGTGGTTTTCTTCTTCAAAAT